CTCTCTTCTTAACCGGCTGCTCAAGATCGTTCGCGCGGGGCCGTTTAACGAGGTTCAGTACCCCGAAGTTTTGCAAGGTTATGGAACCTTGTTGTCCATGGAAAACTTCGGAAACCTCGGTAGGTCTTACGACAACGTGCCAGTGCACGTCGCGACCCCGATCTCTGAGCAGGGCTGTAAGGTGAGGGTCATTACCGTCCCTCCAGCCAGTGTGTTTACTGCAGGAGACCTTGTGCGAAAGGCCGTGTTCCCTCGTCTTAGGAAAGACGACAGACGCGTCGTGGATTTCTCCACACGGCGGTCTGACGAGAGACGCGTGCGTGGTTTCGCAGGGGTCCTGCGCGGTGATCAGCACTATCTTAGCGCTGATTTGACTAAGGCGACCGACGGTTTTGCTCATGATGCGATTAGGGCCGTGCTCCGCGGCCTTGGCAAGGCGGGTCTTCCCGACCTGTACCTTGAAGCTGCTGCCCAGTCCCTTGGAGTTGGGGAGCAGAAGCATTATGTGCAATACCGTAAGTCGTCTTTCACCGAAGCAGACTGGCTGGAGATGAACAAACTTGATGGGATTATCCGAGAGCAGGTGGGGAAGGAGCACTTTATTCGCATCCCTATGGAGAGGGGATGCCTTATGGGCACTCCGTTGTCGTTTACGGTGCTTTCCCTGCTGAACGGTTGGGCGTGCGACGCGCTTGGTCCGCTCTGCGCCATCTGCGGAGATGACGTAGTGGCCGTGACGCGCCCCCATCAAGTTGAACAATACCGCCTCCGTGTTGAGGCGATAGGTTCTGGACTGCATCCGAGGAAGTCTTTCTTTGGCAAGAAGGGTTGGACCTTCTGTGAGGTCTTTGGTCTCACAGATCACAGCGGCAAGTGTGAGTGGTTCAATCCTTATCCTCTTAAGCAGTTCATGAGAGACGGTAATGGGGTCATGGACAAAGGTGTCGCTTCGGGGCTTTTCCTTCCTCAGTGGAAGTGGCTCCGTCGCGTTGCCAGAGTCCTGTGTAAAGGAGTGCGCTCCAAGGCAAGACGCCTTGGGCGGCCGCCGGAGCTTCCTGCAGGCCTCGGTGGTCTTGGCCACCCCAGCAAGGGGGTGCGTGACGTGCCCAAGGTTGTTCGCGCGCAACTTTACACGCTCCTTTATGAAGGAGCTGACCCTTCCAAGTATGCTCGACGAGTCGATGTATTCTACTCTCCTGCTGACCGGCAGCAGTTTGAGATGGTACGTCACGGTATTGAGGGCATGTTGGAAACCGAGTCGGGTTTCTC